TTTGATCAAAATACTGGAACATTTAGTGGGCGCTATGATGTAGGAGAGGGCCTTAAAAAGAATTACACTGCTTTATCTAACGCGCAAATGGAAAGATTTTTAGGAGCATAACAATGGCAGGAAGACTTTCTCTTAATGACTTAAGGAAACGGTATGGCCAAGGTGCTGACTTTGGCGGTTATGACTATCATATGGCAACAACCAGACATGGTTATTCGCCAGAGGAAGTCTTTAGCTGGATGAAGAAGAATGTTAAATACATTCATCCAGACAATAGAGCAGGCGGCCCAAATAAAATGTGGGAAGAGGCCAAAGGTTTTGCACAAGGTACAGGTAAAGTACCTAACCGTGAATTAGAAGTACGCATTGATCGAGGTGGTGCCGATCAAGGCATGACTGGTGCTGAGTACTCTGCAGGGGTTGATGCGCGTGAACATGCACAAGATTTAGAAAGAATTAAAGTTACCGGCGCTACTACTGCATTAATTAATGGTTTAAAAAATGATGCAGATAGGTATATAGCTGATGCAGCAGCAGCGTCTAATAGGTTTGGACAAATTCAAGAAACTGCACGTAAAAAAATTGGTGAACAAGGAGCAACTGATAGACAAACAATACAAGGTAAATTTGATCTTTTGATTCAAAAAGCAAAAGACAATGGTGCAAAAGATTTGCAAAAAATTGTTAATGCTGGTGCGAGTGATGTAGAAACAATTAGAGATAAAGGAGCTACTGCTAGAACAAAACTAGAAGGTTATTTTGGTCTTGAATCAGATAAAATCAGAGGTGCATCTGCTGAAAAAATTGCAAACACTCAAAGCACTTATGGTATGTTCCAAAGTGCATTATCTGGATTCTGGTCATAGATTAAATTTTTAATGTAGTAGTATAATTAAAACAGTTCATAGATCTTATGCATCATGTCCGGTAAATTAAGCGAATCTGATAAGAATACAGGCGCTACTGCAACACAGCTTAAGCAATTTCAAAACCTTCTTAACCAGCTGGAAGCATCTAAGATGCGTCAGCAACGTCAGCGTTCTGTTGAAGGACGCCGTGACATCTATTCACAGGGTCTTGCTTCAATGATGAGCAACTTCTGATTTTTAAATAGAGGCTTATTATGTCTATCCCTGGCGCAACAACCGATGATTATTTTGACATCGATAAATACAAAAAGGCAGCTGGTGTTGCTGTAAGCGCCTCTAAGCAAAAAATGAGAGAAGAAGGTCGCCAAACACGTAAGAATATTGGTACGACCGGTAGTGAACAACGTACAACCAATGCTCAACAGCAGCGCTTTAGCGAACAAGACGAAGAAAGGGATTACCAACAATCTCAACGCGCCTATCGATTCTGATATAAACGTACAAACGTTTAATTATTGGCTTGATAATTTAGACAGCGCAACACGTGAATCTTTTTCAGCTTTTGCCGCTGATACCTTTTCCCCTATACAGATTTACCTTTATGCTCATTTCCTTGGGTATGAAGGTAGTATCATTTGTGTTGATGATTGGGTCAAAGCAGTTCATCCAAAACCTGATCATCACAAAGTTCTCTTGCATGAAATTAATGAAATGCAAGAAGACATTCGCAAGTTAAGAGAAGATATTGAAAACTTTGCAGTTAAGCGGGATGCAGGTGTAGCACGTATTGCTCAAATGCAAAAAGAGCTAAGGGGTACGATTGCTCAAGTAGATTCCTTTGTATCTTCTAAGGATCGCAAAGGTTTATTGCTTGCAGGTGCAGATCGTGCGTTAAGAGAATTAGCTTCTATTTTTAAAGACGATCCTATTGAAGGTCCATTACAGGAAGCATCAATGTCTGTATGGGCTAGGATACAATTTGAGGATTAACACTATGGAAGAACAAAATACTTTCTTTGCTAAAAACGATTTGCTTGATCTCATTGGAGACATTAATCGCAATCGCAAACAAGCTGTTACTAGCCCTCAGCCTTTCCAGTCTTTATTGAATAGTTTTGAAAATAGTTCTGAAGAAGAGCAATATTTTGAAATGCCCGATAAAGAGCAGGAAAATAAATTAAATTTAGGAATGTAATTCCATGGCCAAGAAAAAGATGCCTCCACAGTTGCTGGAGTATTTTGCAAAAAAGAATAAAACAAAAGAAGGTGACGAAGCAGAGAAATCTGCAGAGAAAGGTTTAAAAGCAGCTCGTGCTGCCAAGAAACATAAAAATAAAAAATAGAGTACTATTTTCTTAGTACCTAAAAAATATTGTGCCGTCTCATCTGCATCTTGCGTATCGCCGTAACGCTAAAGCGGCAGCTGCAAATCATCGTATTCGCAAGACAGATAAAGAAGATATTTTTGAAAAAGCAAGAGAAGATTTTGGCTTCTTTTGTTCTTATGTTGCAGAAAAGCCACCAGCTAACCACCACCTGGAATGGCATAAACAATTAGTAACTAATCAAGATAGTAGTTGCCTTACAGCAATTGCTGGCCCTAATATTGATTTATTAGGTCCACGGGGATCAGCTAAAAGTACTGTATTAGGTTTATATACTGCTTGGGCGATAGGTATTCATACAATGGCACGTAAGCCATTGCAGATTCTTTATCTTAGTTATACGGTTGATATTGCACGATCAAAATCTGCAACTATTAAACGTATTATTGAATCTAAGAAATATCAAGAAGTTTTTCCAAAAGTCAAACTTTTAAAGAATGTAACCAGTAATGAATACTGGTCTATTGATCATAAGTTTGCTGGTATTGATACCACAGGTGATGAACAGTTTACGCTTTGTGCTGCAGGCCTTAAAGGTTCTGTGACTTCAAAGCGTTCTCATCTTGTGATAATTGATGACCCTGTAAAATCTGCTGCCGATATCGGCAACCCAGACATTCGCAAGATGATGCAGGACAATTGGAACGCGGTGATTGCACCGACGATGTTTGAAGGTGGTCGAGCGATCTGCCTAGGGACCAGGTTTCGTCACGATGATATTCACGCGACAACCTTTTGTCCTCAAAACAACTGGATGCAGATTGTGTTGTCCGCCATCTTAAATAATGAAGAGACTGGAGAGGAAGAATCATACTGGCCTGAGATGTGGTCTTTAGATTACCTAAAGGAGAAGAAGAGGCAAGCCCCTATTGCATTCTCATTTCAATACATGAATCAGATTGTGAGACAGAATGAGCTGTCACTAGCGCCAGAGCTTCTGGTTAAAGCTGAGATTGCAACTGAATTTGACATGTTGGGAGTTGGTGTTGACTTATCAGCAGGTACTAAGGAAAAAAATGATTACACAGTAATGGTCTTAGGCGGTCGTATTGGAGATAAGATTCATATTATTGATTACCGTCGATTACGTGTCATGGGTAATCTTGAAAAACTAGATGCATTGAAAGAGCTATTAAATGATTGGTCTGTTATCGGAAGACAGGACGACGGGTTATGGTTCCCTACTTTCTCGACTTGTGATATTTGGTCAGAAGCTGTGCAGTATCAAGCTTCTTTAGAAGCAGACTTTAAACGTGTTTGTTTAAATGAAGAAAATTTATATAATTTGATATGGCATCCCATTAAAGGATTTAGGGCAGATAAGTTAGCACGATTCCGTGGAATCATGGGAATGTTTGAACAGCGTAAAATAGTATTTAACAGATATCGTAACTTCACAACTTTGTTTGAAGAGCTAACTAATTTTGGCGTTAGTTCACATGATGATTGTGTTGATGCTTTAGTTTGGCTTGTCAATGGCTTAATGAAAAAAGGTAAATTACAACTGGACTACTGATGGAACATGTTTTAGTTGCTGTCATTGCATTAGTTACAGGCGGTGGTTGGTTCACTTCTAAAATTTTTAATAGACTTCATGAGGTAGAGAATAAACTCGACAGACTTCCTGTCGAGTATGTATTAAAAATTGACTACATTAGAGAAATGGAAAAAATGAACAATGAATTTATTGCAATTAACGTTAAACTTGATAAACTAGTTGAAAAAGTATTATCCAAATGAGCTACTATATTGAGTTAACAGAAGACGAAAATGGCGATCTAATTTTTCCAATTCCAGAAGAAGTTATTGAAACTCTTTGCTGGAAAGAGGATGACCTGCTTACTTGGGACATTAAAGGTAATGGAATTATTCTTCAAAATCTAAGTGATGAAAGCAATTATGAAATTAATGAAGACTAGAATAGTTCCAGATCACAGCTAAAAGATGTACTACGGGAATCAAGTCAACGTACCCGGTGCTGCCGGAAACTTTGGTGGAATCGCTGGCGCACCACCTCCAATTATTCCCAGTACCGATCCTCGTTATTGGCCAGTCGCTCCTGGTGGCCGTCCTTTTGGTGGTGGCTCTACTCCTCCCCCTCGCCAAGGAAACTATCGAATGGCCGATGCTTTTCCAGTAACGCCAATGAATTCAATGTATATGGGGCCTCAGATGGGTCAGCAAATTATTCAAAATGCACCTGCAGGTTTTCACAATAAGTACGTATCTTGATCATGGATTTTTTTAAACAAATTGGAGATCTTGCTGGTCGCTATCTGCCTTGGTTTCAGGAATATGGTAATGCTCTATTTAGTCCTATTACCGGTGGTTTAGAACAACAACCCTTAGGTGGTTCTGGTTTATATGGAAATAATCCAGATGGATCAACTAGAAGCATGGGAGATGCATTGAATTATATTGGTAAGACAGCAAAAGAACGCAACGCAGTCTTAGAACAATTAAGACGGTGATAATATAGATGTATTGACAAACGCAGTCACTTATTTTAAAGAGCGAGGAAGTTATGGCTGAAGATAAAAGCAAGTACACCAAACCAGATTTGCGTGAGCGCATTAAAAACAAAGTCATGCGTGAAGGCCGTGGCGGTAAACCGGGAGAATGGTCGTAGCCGTAAGGCTAACTAATTATTTCGGCTAGAAAGGCGCAGCTCGTTGCTTCCGAGTATAAGAAAGCTGGTGGCGGATATAAAGGCGGTAAAGGTAAAGAACAAAAGAAATTAAGCAAGTGGACCCGTGAAAAATGGGGTACTAAAGATGATTACGAAAAAGGAAGAAAAGCCGCTAAAGTAGCTAAGAGAGCTAAAGACAAGAAATGAAAACGGATGCAAAAGGAAGAACGCCGACGTATAATAGTTGGCGTTCTATGAGATCGCGTTGCTTGGATAAAAATGCTAAAGGTTTTAAATATTGGGGAGGAAAAGGAGTAACCATATGTGAACGCTGGGATAAATATTCAAATTTTTTAGAGGACATGGGTGAGCGTCCAGAAGGCCATGTTCTTGCACGTAAAGGAGACAAAGGAAACTATGAACCTGGTAATGTCACTTGGAAACTTCTTGCTGAAAATACAAGAGAAATGCAACATGCAAAAGGAGAAAAAGTAGCAAGTTCAAAATTAACCGAAGAGCAAGTTTTAAAAATTAGAGACTTAAAAGAAAAAGGATGTGGAGTGAGACAATTAGGTAGACTATATGGAGTAGATCACAACACCATTTCAGCAATTGTAAATAGAAGAACCTGGAAGCATATTTAAAATGGCTGAACGCGCACGGCAACCAGACGGCACAACCAAACGTTACCTTCCCAAGAAAGCATGGGCTTCTCTTTCTAAAAAAGAAAGGGAAGATACTGATCGTAAAAAACGAGAAGGTTCTCGTAAAGGAAAACAGTTTGTCCCTAATACAGAGAAAGCAAAGAAAGCTGGTAAAGCTGCTAGGATGTATAAACAAAGGGCTGGTAAGTAGTAAATGTCCGACGCTAAGTCTCGTTTAAAAGAAATTATTAACTCGTACATCGAGCGAGACGGTGGGGAGTATGTTGATACTGGTATTGTTGCAAGTCATCTTGCACAAATGAAACTTTTTGGTATTCGCCAAGGCGTCGAATACTTTCCAGCACAAGATAACTTTGGTAATCAGCGCAAAGATTTTATTGACAAAGTTATCAAATATAACAAATTAGATACGCGTCTTGATTCAATATGGGATTATTTCCTATGTGATGGAAAGGGGATTTTTTATATCCGGCCTACTAAAAATAATTATCGTCTCTATTATTTCCGTAGCCATGAGTATCGAAGCTATTACAACGTTGATGGTGAATTAGAAGAAGTTGTCATCATCTATAGCTATAAGGTAAAGAAAGGGAAAGGAGGCATTTATCAAGATATTGGCCTGGGTGGCATTGATACTCCTTGTGCTCAATCTCAAGCTGGTATGGGATTTAATACCCCTGGACAAAAACGTTATATTCGACTTTCAATTAAAGCAAATACTATTGAAGAAACTCACTCAGAAGGTGAAATTTCATTTGACAATATCAGTGCAACAATGCCTGGTAAAACTAAAAAGTTTAAAAATCAACTTCGTTTCATTCCTTGCGTAGAAATCTTTAACAACCCCAAGGGTTTCACCATGGACGGTAGTGGTGAATTTGACCAGCTTGCTAATCACATCATTATCCATGATGATTTAGTTCGTAATATGCGAAAGAACTTACAGTTCTTTGGTAATCCAACTTTATTATCTTCTCGTCCTAAGACAGATCTTTTAGAACCAGGCAATGCCGATAGCGGTCCTCAACGTCCTTCTATTGCAGCAAATTCAGGATTCCAAAGTATGTCTCCGATGTCGAGATCTACTTTTAAACAAGATCCTATTAGCCGTGGCGTCGATGGTCAGCTTCGTGTTCCACGGGTGATTGCTAATCTTGAGCCTAATGATCGAGTTGGTTATATTGTCCCTGATGCAATCTCTGGAGATCAGAATGCATTTGTTCGTCAGTTCAGGGAAGAGATTCGCACTGCTTTAGGTGGTGTTGATGAACTATCCATTAGTGCAGGTGTTACAGCAACTGAATACAAATCATTATTCGGACGTGTTGCTGCAACATCAAAGAAAAAAGCAAATTCTATTTACACTCATGGTATCTGCCGTTGTCTTGAACTGATTGTATATCAAGAAGAGCAGATGTTTAAAGATACACTTGCTGCTGCTGCAAAGTTTGAAAAACCTATTGCACCAGAAGAAAATGCAAGTGAAGAAGAGGAAATGCTTTATAAACAAGCGATGGATCAATATGAATCCATGCTGAAAGATTTGTTGATGGCTTGTGTTGAAGCCAAGATGATTCCCCCTGGTGTAAAGGGTTTAATTCCTGACGGTGATATTACTATGTTATGGCGTTGGCTTGGCCCTGTATATGAAGAGTCAACGCAAGATATCCTGAACAACTCTATTGTTGTCCGTAACTTACAGGAGTTAGGGGTTGATAGCATTGAAGCACTGAAATATCTTTTCCCATCAAAAACTGATGAGGAAAGAGCGGAGATGCTATCCGGCTTTCCGTTCAGGATGGTCAACGAGTTACAAGGTGCTTTTAACCAGTTTTCTCGTTTGGTTGGGGGGATGATGCAGACACCCCATCCTCAATCTCCAGACTTGCCAATGGCAGCTGATCCAAGATTGGACCTTACACCTTATCTGTATCGAACCTTAGAAGCGTTACAAAAGGAGATGAGTTATGCAGGACGCTACCGTCCAATCGATCCCACAGACGAGCCCCCAGTCAGTGGCCCCGAGCAATTACGTGGCGGCAGCACCGGCAGCTCCGGCTCCGGCAGCACCGACCCAGGCACCAGTGGGGACGTATTACCCCCAGGCGGTGCCCCAGGCAGCACCACAGGGAACTACCAGTTACCAATCAGCCCCGTCAGTATCCGCCCCCCAATCCCAGGTTTCGGAGGCGGGGAACCCATGGGAGTCGGCATTCAACAAGGTGGTGAACCTGTTGGGGAGCCCGGTTCAATCCCCGTTCCAGGGTCAACCATCACAGGCCCCGGCAGTGGCTCCGACTCAGTATTCCCAGGCCAACTGGGGTACTCAGGCACCTCAAGCCCCGGCACAAACTTGGGAACAATCGGCTCAGCAGATCTCGCAGACAAGCCAGACATCATCGCCCAACTCTTCCCAAACCTACTCAGTCAGCTCCTTGGCGGACGTAGCGGATCTCCTGAATTGGAGTCCGGAGAGCCGGATGGTAGTGGAGAATTACGGAACGGAGGCTCCGGCAATTCTAAACCAGTACGCACTAAATCTCGAAGGAATGCTCGATAGTGCCCTTGTTTGGGGTGATGAAGCACAAGAAGCTTTTGGTCGTGCTGCTAATTTCATGGTAAATGAGCATCAAGAGAATCTTGCTTATAACGAGATCCTGACTAATCCTGATGTTCTGTCTGACTATACGTTGACTTTCTTTGGTCCTGAAGGTCCATACCCTGTGTATGAATCTGAAGCTGAACTTGTTGCACCTGGTTATCCCACTGCAGCTCCTCAGGCTTATGACCAAATGCCTGCTCCCCCTCAAGCAGAAGCTCCCCAACAACCTGGTGATTTCTGGGGTGCTTTCAAGCAACAAATGGATGTTGATCCTACCCAAGCATGGCGTGTGATCAACCAGGCAGATCCTCGCACCATGGCTAATAAATTATTTGTTATGGAGTGATCTAATGCGTAATCGTCTTAAGTATGGCATTCCTGCAGCTGTTGGTTTAGGCGCTGCAGGATTAGCTGCTAGAGAAGGCGAAGATCCTATTGCTTCTTTGGGTGCTGGCGTTGCTGGCACCCTTGGCGGTGCTGCTGGCCTACTTGCAGCTAGGGAATTGGCTGGTAAGTATGCTCCAGGATTAGTTGCTGGTTTACAAACTAAAGCAGCGAATGCCTCGGATGCTTTACTTGAATCAGCTGCAACAATGCGTGACGGAGGAATGCGTCAGTCTGCATTGTTAAATACAGCTGAAATGATTCCTCAGATGGCCCAACAGGCCACTGAACGTGGCATGGCTAAAGCCGCTGCCGTTGGTTTAGTTCCTGCTAGTGCTGCTGCTGCCGGTCTTGGTGGTATGGCTGCAGGTCAAGCTATTAGTGCAGTAGGTAACATGGCTGGTCTTGCCATTGATCCAGAAGCCCCTGGTTCCAGTAACACATCCAATTCACGTATGAGCATGCAAATGCCTGCTATGCGTATGTATTAAGTAGTACTTAATATTTAAGACTGCTAAAATTTTCATTAGATAGGACTTTTGTCCGATCTTTAATCTGACAAACTAATCCGGCGACAC